CTACGTCAACATAAAATACTCTTCTTTCCGGAGCACGTTGTACACGATAGATAATAATTGCATCTTCAAGTAATTCTTTTTGCTTGTATACTTTAAAAACTGTTTCTAACAAACTATTACCAAACGGATAGTTTTGATCTAGTCCTTCACTTAAACTTAAATGTATAACGTTTTCAGCGTTAACTGATAGTTCTCCATCTTCTGTAGTGTAACGGTTACCAGCACCTTGTGGAGCATTACCTACCATGCCGCGCACTTGGCCGCCTTGTGTACCGCCGCCGCCATTAATATTTCCGCTTGTAACATGCGGAGTAGTTGCAACCATATCTCTAAAGTTTAAGTTAAAGTTTTTAATAACATATTGCTCAGGTGTTTTACCTTCGCTTTCGTTAACAATGATACGTGTTACGTTTGCACTGTCTACGTGGAATAATTTTTTAGTTTCTGGATCTCTTACAAAAAACTGATCTCCATACTTAAACACATTGCGCAATATTCTAAACATACGTGTTTCAAATTTGTTTAACTTACACCATTGCTGTAAGTACTGCGCTATAATAGTAGTTTCAGTGTTTGTAGATTTCTTTTTAAAGTCTATTGTAAAAGGAGTTCTGTTATTAGTATTTTGTTGCGAACAAAACTCTGCTAGAATATCAAGTGCCGCATTAACTTCTGAATCCATATCCATAGTGTTATACTGGCCGTAACGTTCAACTCTGTTAGGACTTCCTACATATACATCCGGTAAGTAAGAACTGTAATTAGTTCTTGCAGGCCCAGGAGTTCCGCCGTTATACTTTCCACCGCCTAACGGTGAATAGCTTCCTCCCATATTGTCGCCTGTTTGTACAGGTGTAAAATGCTTCTTCCAACTCATGTTGTTTCCTAATTAATCTAGTTACTTAGTGTGTGATCTGTTAACTTCTTGCCGTTTCTTCTGATAGCTTCGGTTTCTGTTAATAGCTTGTCTATGTTAGTATTTAGTAGGGTTAGCTGATCTGAGCTACCTGTTCCGGCGCCGCCACCACTAGGCATTGTTGTATTACCTGCGTTACTGCCTTTATAGAACGGTATCCAACTGTTGTCTTTAGTTAGCTCGTCGTTCATTTTTTCAAAAGCATTACCAAGGCGCTCCATTTGATCAGCATATAGTTTTAAATTACTAACGTCTAAATCTTTACCAAACTTTGACAACCCTTCTAATGCAGTTCCGCTTAATTTTACATTCTCAATAGCTGTTGCATCAATTTTTTCAAACTGGTTAATACCCTCAACTAGTGTAGTGAAAGGTGAACTAGAACCAAAGAAGCTAGTAATAGATTCTAGTACTCCGCCCTTAGTAAGACTTATTAGTGCAGGTCCTAGTAAGCCTAATGATGTAGCAATTTCTGCAAAGTTTGCGGCTCCCTTCATGTTAGCCATTAGTTCAACACCTGCGGCAATCTTTTCAACACCGTCTCCGGCTAAGTCGATGCCTTTTCCTGCAAGTGTTATTGCCGCACCAGTACCAATAAGCATTGCAGTAAATACTGCCGCACCAATTGCTACTGGGCCATTTGCAAACATTCTAAACACTGTAGTAAGTGCTTTAAATCCAAGAAACACAGCACCAGTAGCTAGTATTGCTCCTAATGCACCTAGCCCACCTAAAAGAGCTGGTCCTGCAAGCAAGCCTAGGAAACTACTTAATGCACCGCCTTCGCGTTCGCCTGTTGCTGCCATTTGACCTGCAGGACCTGCCATTTCCATTTTTTTCTTACCAAATACAACATCTTTAGCTATGTTCATTAGACCTGACATTGCTGTTGATATGTGAGGAGCTATTAACTCGCCGAGTTTACTTAATCCGTCACCTAGGTATTTTCCTATGTCTTCCATCAAGGTACCTTTTTGGAAGGATTCCATCAAGCCTGTTATTGCTGTTCCAAAGGACGTAGCGGCTGATTTAATTTTACTAATTCCACCGCCCTCATCCATTAACTCTTGAAACTTAGTAGTTATGTTGCTTAATACTAGGGTAACTGAAGCAAAAATACCACTATCAATTAGTGCATTTTTCATTTTGTTTCTTGTGTCTGTTATTGTTTGCTCAAAGTCTAATACAGTTTTTGCTCGCCCTTCGTCAATTGCTTTTTGTTTTTTTGCTTGCTCAATCTGTGCTGCCGAAACTGATTCTACTAAATTACCAAGGCCAAGCACACTGAGCGTTGTTAACGCAACTTGGTCGCCCATAGCCGCACGTACTGCTAACGAATCTTTTTCTGCTGTTGACATTTTTAATACAGTCTGTCTAGCTTTTTCAATTTCTGCGGTCAGCATATCCGCCGCGCCAGGAACACCGTCACCTAATGCTTTAGTTGCTGCCGCAATTCCAGGGTTTAATAAAGAAAGTGCCACTGCCGATTCACTATATGGTACTCCGCCCATAGCAATCATTTCTTTAACAGCTTCACCTAGTTCAGCATCACGTGCAGATAACATAGTAACTGTACTTGTTACTGCTAGTCTAGCTGTTTCGTCTAATCCAGCTAGTACACCCTTTAATCGCTTATCATTAGATACCTCATTCATTGCTCCCGATATTTCATCACGTTGCTTACCAGTTGCTTTTGCAAGTTTGTCAACTTCTTTAATATATGCTTGAGCAGAGGCTAATGTCTGTTTACTAGATAACCGTTCACCTCGGCCAAGTCGCTGTTGCTGGGTTACATAGTCAGCTGTATACTCACTAACTTCTTCCATAGTCATGCCCAGTTGGAGGAATAATTTAGAGTTTTTACTTACACCCTGCAGTAATCCAGTAAATGCTTTTGCTCCACCACCAGCTGAGCTGCCAAGTTTTGCTAACATCTCGGCGTTCGATGAAATCACTCCCGAATACTGTTCCATAGTTAAACTTGTTTTAGTTGCCATATAAGATGCTTCGTACAAGTTTTCACCAAAGTCGATACCTACTTTTGACAAGTCTCTAAACGTATCAATTTGATTGTCTATTGTTGAAACAAGTAGTTGCCCTATTCCGCCTATTAGTCCTCCAACAATTGGAATAGATTCTAACGCACCAGTAACATGACTACTAAAGTCACTTATTCTGTCGCCACCTGTTAATAGTTCGCCTGTTAGACCTTTAAATGCATTTGCAATTTGGCCTATGCCGCGGATATAAACGTTACCTACATTGTCTGCGGCCTCTTCTAACTCTCCTAATTCTTTAGTAGTTTTGCCAGACTGTTTAGCTAGTGCCGCTAATTGTTTTTTAGATTCTTCACCACCGCTTTTGCTGCCGCCATCGCCTTTGGATCCCATCGCCTTGAGCAATTTAAGTAAGGTTGCTTCAGTTGCCGCGTTTTCTAACGTGACATCTTCTTGTCCAATTACACCTGTTACCTTTTCAGCCATATTCTACAGTTCCTTATTAAGTACGCATATAAATATAAGAGATACATACTTGTATAATGTATTTATACGGAGAATAGAATGACAGATAATAACTCACCAGGAATGGTTGAACTAACTGCGCCAGGTGCTAATCCTTTACAGAAATTCTTTAGACAACCTAAATTATATATTACGTTGCCTAGTAAAGGTCGCTGGTATCCAGCAGGGTCTTTAGAAACTACAGAAAATGGCGAGTTAGCAGTATTTGCCATGACTGCTAAAGACGAACTAACTTTAAAAACACCAGATGCACTTATTAACGGAGCCGCAACTGTTGAAATTATACAAAGTTGTGTGCCTAGCATTTTAAATGCATGGGTAATGCCTAGTATTGATGTTGATGCATTACTTATTGCTATTAGAATTGCAACATATGGTCCAACAATGGACGTAGAAGTAACTGCACCAAACACAGAAGAAGCAAACAACTTTCAAATGGACTTACGCCAAGTGCTAGAAACAGTTGGTGTTGAGGAGTTTGTTGAAGATGTACCAACAACAACTCCAGGACTGCAAGTAAAAATTAGACCTGTGACATACAAAGAGTATACTTCTGCCGCACTACAAACATTTGAAGAAGAAAGAATGTTTAGGATTGTCAACGACGGTGACTTAGAACAAGAACGCAAGTTAGAACTGTTTGGCGAAACGTTTACTAAAATTAGAGATTTAACTGTTGGAATGATTTCTAACAGCATTGTATCAATTACAGTTGACGATGTTGAAGTTACTAATAGGGTTCACATAACTGATTTTATTGATAACGCTGATAAAAGTGTATTTTCAGATATAACAAAGCATATTGAAACAGAAAAAACTAAACATGCTGTAAAGCCATTAAAGGTATTTGCAACTGAAGAACAACTTGAACTTGGTGCGCCTAAGGAGTTTGAAGTTCCGATTGTATTCGATCAATCAACTTTTTTCGCCTAAGGATCGTTAACTGGCCAGTTGATCAAATCCTACAAGAAGTTTCAGACTTACAAGGCCAAGCAAAGCAGTTTCGACATTCTATATTAGAAATAATGTGGCACATGCGAGGAAGTGTTAGTATGGATGAAGCGTTTATGTTATCTAATGAAGATAGAGAACTTATTAGTGACATTGTTAAAAGCAATTACGAAAACACCAAAAAGTCCGGACTACCTTTAGTTTAACGTACTGCTGGACCAATTGGAGCTGCCTTAGTTCCAGTAAGCATTGCTTTAACTGCTTCGCCTACTCCAGCTTTATTAATTTCTTTAGCTATATTAGTTACTCGCTTAGTAGACAATCCTGGACTAACATCCTTAGGTGCAATAGCACCAGTAGCATTATTTTTCCATTGAGCACCTTGCCAAATATAAGTTTGGCCATCGTCGCCATCTAACAACTGTCCTGCACCAGGCGCTACATCAATTGTTGGATTAGGAACTTTCTTTGGATCAAAATCTGTAGTAGTAGTTGCACTCTTTTCAACGCCGGCTTTCTTTTCAGCTTGTGCTATAAGTGTTTGAAACTTTTGTAACTGCCCAACGTCTGCGAATATAGCTTGCAATCCTTTAGCAAATGGTGCTAGTTGCTTTGCTAAGTTTGCAGGTAATGCTTCTCCCTTTTCAAGTTTTTCAAGACCTTTGCCCATTTGACTTGCTGAGCCTTTGCCTCCTAACTTTGATGCCATACGTTTAGCACCTTGAGAAACTTTAGCTTTTATATCTTTGATACTAGGTGCTTCATTGATAGTTTCTTTTTCTAAACTTGTAATTTGAGTAACTTGCATTATAACATTCCCGCTAATTCTTTTCTTTGCTTAACTGATAAACTATCAATAGTTGCTTGTAACTTCGGATCAATTTTTGCTGGCTTACCTACTGGAGGAGCTTTTGTTCCTGCCGCATTTCCTGTAGCCGGTGCTTTCGCGCCAGGCGTTTTTTTAGCAGTTCCTTTTTTACCAGTTTTAGCTTGCATTTTATCTAATACACTGTTACCAACTGTTGGTTCTATTTTAGCTTTTCCGGCTGGTTGTTTATCTGGAGCCGCAGCCGCATTACCGCCTGTAAGTTTATTCTTTGCGGCTTGTTTCAAAACATCCATAACTGTTTTCTTATCAAGCGTGCCTGCCGGTAATGTTATTCCACCCGCAGATAACTTATTTTGTTTCATAAATGCGCCAAAGTCTTGGTCAGTCATGTTTTTATCATTCTTGCCGTTAATGCCTTGCCACTTCTTGAGAGTCTTATATAATGCGTTAGCTTCTTTACCCATCTCAGCATTACCAGCTATACGTTCAGCACCAGGTAGTTTACCCACAGCACCTTTAATCGCATTACCAACACCACTAGTAGGTGCTTCGTTAATTATTTTATCTTCGCTTATAATATCATAAACATTCATGAGTAGTCCTTAAATTACTTATTAATTGTATTTAGTGTTTTATATGTCTTAACTTCGTTAATACAAGTTATCGCTAACGCTCAAACTACTTACACTTCGTTTTAACTTAAATGTTATTAAATGAATTATATGAAAAGCATTATTACGAATGTAATAATGTTTATACTTCATGTAGATTGTTTTAGTCAGACGGAACTATTTCTAGCCCCGTCATCTTGTTGAAAACTTCATGTGAGTCTGCCACAGCCAAGACATTGGAAAGAGGTAATTTTTATACACAAGTTCAATGGGCTCTGACCTTTCCCATCCTCCGTCGACATTATGTAACATAGAGAATACAGTAAGCTAGTTAGTGTAATCTCTATAGTACAATATTCCCTCGCTTCGTTCCTAGTGCTAAAGGGTTTTTATGAACTATGTTGTGTTTTTCGACTGCCAACAATGCAATCTATATCAACCAGTGAGCCCAATTTGTTTGGTGGCTTCCTACCTCTGGGTAGTCAATCAATATGTACGTGTGCTTCTATACGAGAGCTTTTTCCACAGCGGTAATTTAAACTGGCCCGCTAACCTTATGTGTTGGAATGATTTGCCTGTAAATGCTCTTTAAGAATTTTGGATCCGCCAACTCTAACATTAATAATACCATTGTAGTATTCATCTGTTTCGAGTACTCTGCGTTCAAACTGTTCTCGCGCCTCTAAGTAACTTGCTATGCCTCTGCTAGGACAAATGTGAATAATTTCTCTTATAAAATTATCTTCGCCTAACTCTAAAACGTCTGCATTAAGTCTGTCACTGGAACCGTAATAGGTTTGCCAATCACTTTCTTTAGTGCTACGTCTTTTGTTTTTTTTGCCTTTGAGTGGTTTCTTTGTTACTTTAAATTTTGCTAGTTTTTTGCCTACGTACATCATGCCATTGACTTTATTTGTTATCAAGTAAACAAACGCTTCACAACCTTCTGGCAGTTTGTCTATTTGTTTACCTTGATAAGTCCATTGCATCACATACTTATTGTTATTCGCCTTTGTCTGCCTGTCGTTTGGTTTTGTGCTTTAAATTTATCTCATCACCTCTTATTTTAGCATACTTTCTTATTTCTCTCAACCTTCTTCTGCTTTCTTTATGTGTTCTAACAGAGTTACGGGCTTCAAACTTTTCATTTGCGTCAAAATAAGCTAGATATGCTTTTATAAGCAAGTCATGTGTGTCATCTTCGATCATTCTATAATCTCAATATCATTCTCGTAACTAGTAAAGCCGTTTTCTTTAATGACTTTCATTACGTTGTTAACTCTTCCAATCAGTTCATCCTTATGGGATATAAGATACACGTTCTTGTCGCCTTCTCTACCCATTTTCTTAAGAACACTAAGTGAACTTTCAACACCAGCAGTATCCATACCACTATCAATTAACTCATCAATAAACAACAAGTTAATCTTTTGATATAAACTTTCCCAAACATCACGGAATGCAAAGCTCATACCAAGTATAAGTCTGTTACGTTCGCCTCTACTTAGATTATCAAAGTCTAAGTCTTGTCCTAGCTGTGTAATTTCAACTGCTAAGTCGTTCTGGAATACAACTTGATGCGGTAAACCTAACTTATCAAGATAATATGTAAGTCTGTTGTTAAGATACATTAAGTTTTGATCAATAATCTTCTTACGAATAAAGCTATCTTTGTTTGTAAGTAATTTTAACAAGAAGTCTTGATGCTCTTTGAAACTAGTGAGATCATTTACTGCACCCCAGTTAACTTCTTGTATAGCACTACTGTTTAACTCGTCAATTTGTAACTGATACGGGTCAGATTCTTGTTCTTTGCTAGTTAATGCTTGCTTTAAGCTATCAACATTAGTTCTATGATCATATGCTTCTTTTGCACTATCATAAAACGTTCTAGGCTTGCCGTTAATATCACCAAGTTCAGCTAGTTCATTAACAACTACTGAACATTTAAGATTAATCTCTTGTGCATACGTAGTTGCATCGGTTAATTCTTTAGTTTTCTTATCTGCAATCTCTGCTTTCTTATCTGCATGTAGTTCTTGACCACAAGTATAACAAGTTGCATCTTCTAAGTCTGCAATGTCTTTCTCAGCCTTAACAACACTCTTGTCAGCACGTAATAGTGCAGGTTCTAAAGTACTTAACTCCTTTTTAAGAGCCAAAATAGCATTATTATGTTGCGACCAGTTAGATAACTTCTCATGCAACTCAAGTTCTTCGTCGATGTCTAAATGTTCTAGTTCGTCTATGCCTTTTTGTAGCTTAGATACGTCTTGACTCTTCTTAGATAGCCATGCACGTTGCGTATTTTGCAAACTAGTAATAGTTCCGCCTATCTTTTCGTTTGCACTCTGAATAGCATTAATTTTTAATGTCTCTTCTTGAATAGCATCCTTAGTATAGCGTGTTTGTTCTTTAAGTGCATCTGCTTTTTCGGATAATATAGTAATACCTAGCAATTGCTCAATAATAGCACGTTGATCGTTAGTGCGCATACTTAAAAACGGCTCTGTATAGGTGTTTAACGCAACAATGTGCTTAAACATATCGTGACTCATATCAAGCAAGTCGTTAATATACTCTTGTGTTTTACGACTATCACCTTGTGATTCGTCTGTCATCTCTTGTTCTTGGTTATCAACATAAAACTTGAGTATGTTAGGCGAACGTCCGCGCTCAATGCGGTAATCCACGTTGTTCTTTTCAAAATGCAGTGTAACTAACATGCCTTTGCTGTTAGTTTTATTAATTAAGTTGTTGCGCTTGATGTTTGTAAGTGCAGTACCGTATAGTGCATACGATAATGCATTGATAATAGTAGTTTTACCAGTACCATTACGACTTCCGCTATCATCACCGCCTTGATCTAAGTTTTCACCCAACACAAGTGTTAAGTTGTCCTTATCAAAATCAACTGCTTGAGTCTGATTACCTACACTCATGAAGTTCTTGCACGTTAAGTCTTTAATTTTTATCATAGTTCGTTGTAAATGTCCATAAGCGTCTTCTTATTGAAGTTGTCTGAGTCGATTGCGGCAATTTCACCAGCAACAATTTGGTCGACACTCTCAAATTGTCTTATATCTAGTTCGGTAGTAAGTTCTTCTAACTGCTTTTGTGGAATTAAACTAATTTCTCTGCAACCGTACTGGTTAATGAAGGTTTCTTTTACAAAACTAGCTTCTTCAAAGCTAATAGGCAAGTCTAAGTTAACTCGCAAGTACATATTAGGCTTAATAAGGGTTTCTTGTTCGTCAATTAGTTGACTTAGCTTAATTGTACGATACTTAGGACAGTCTGCCCAATTAAGATATTCAGGTTCTTTATCGTTTTCACGATCAAGTATCATCATACCTCGATCATCGTCCCATGCGTCAGCATAGTTGTGCGGAAATGCATTACCTAAGTAATGTACTACACCTTGTTGCTGTCGCTTATGGAAATGTCCACTAAAAACATATGATTGGTGTTTAAAGTCTTCAGCTTTTAGCTCTCCGTGATCAGGCATTTGTACCATAGCGTTCATATAGAAGCTAGGAAGCTCAAAATGCCCAAAAACATACTTGCTTTTAAGTGTTCTAAGTTTTTTCCATTCATCACCGACTAACCAAGGAACAATAGTTACATCTTCAATTGTAGTAATTTCGTCTACAAAGGTAATTCCTGGAATATGTTTTGCAAACGCAGTACTATTAACGTCACGCTTGTCTTTATAATACAAATCGTGGTTACCATCAAAGAAGAAGAACTGCTCAAAGGCCGCTCCTAACTTTTCCATGCTTCTAATAGTAGCATCCATTGTTGTTAAGTTTAAACTATTCCGATTGTGATGCCAATCTCCACAAAAAATACCAGTTTCACAACCGTTAGCTTTTGCTTCTTTGATATACCAATCAATAAAGTCTTCACAATCCTGATTGTGTACTTTACTGTTGCCTTTAAGGCCAAAGTGAATGTCTGTAAAGACTGCGGCTTTCTTAAACAAATTTAAATCCTCTATAGTTCTAATACATTATACATTAAAAGCAGGCAAAAGTCAATCGCTTTTGGTTTTAGTACCTGGATTAGCCATATCGTGTTCGCGCTTTTGTTGTGCTTCCCATTCACCGGAATGTTGTCTAGTAAAACTAGGATTCATATCATTCATTTCAAGAATATCGTCACGTATGTTCTGCGCACGTTTCTCGATGTTGATAACACGTACAAAACTGTTAGTAACTGCGGCAGTATAATATGCAAACGGATTTTGTGACTTAGATTCGTCAAATTGTAGCCCAATTTGTGCAAGTTGTAGTATTGCTTGACCGCGCATTTCGTCATTATAAGTGTATCCACGTACATTACCACGTGTTGCATAACGATCACATAACTTCATCCACATCATAGCAAGCGTATTAGTTGCTTTACCATGAGTTTTATTAAAGTTACCATTTTCCATACCACCTTGCCAATGACTTTTACCAACTAGTACAAGCTCTCCTTCGTCATTATACTTGTAATGATGAAATGGTGGAAAGTTTAACTTAGTCTTTGTATCTGCAATGGTCTTTGGGTTCTTTTTACGACCTGGTTCTTCTGGAATATGATCAAATGACATAACACGAAAGATTATTTCTTCTTTAGTAATCTTCTTATAGTCATGTTCGCACTCTGCTTGCTTAACTTTTTCTCCTGCTAGTTTTCTACGATCGTATTCAGCAACACTTAACTTCTTTGCTTTATTTCGCTTTGCTTCAGCAGTGGTTCTTATGTTTATTTTGTCAATATCAAGTAAGATAATGTCAAAATCAGCATACGAGTCTTCAGTATAGCTACAAAAGGTAGCCTTTGATTTATGAATTTCTTTTAATATGTCTTTGTTGTTTAGGTAATTTACACGTCTAGCCATTATTTCTCCAAGTTCTAAGATGTTACATACATTATAATATACATACATTAAAAAGTCAACTAAATAACACTATAGAAGGAGCAATTATGCCAAATAATTTTATCACCAGCTTAGTAAAGGACTTTGGGGATGTTGTAACACAATCTGCATCCAAAGCATTTAACACAATTAATCAAGCCCAGTCTTGGGCAGACAATCCAATGGGGTTAATGAAAGGTATACGTAGCGTAAACTTACCAACTGACGCTATGCCAGTATTTAAATCACATACCGGCGCTACTGTTAAAACTCCTAAGGGCGATAATGACTGGCGAGTTAGTTTAAGTATTCCGCCTATTATGCAAAACATGCCAATGGACCTATTAGCCCCCCTTGCTAAAACAGATGGTAAAATGGTATTTCCTTTTACGCCTTCTATAATATTTTCTCACTCCGCAAGCTACAATGCAATGCAACCTACACATACTAATTATCCGTTTTTTAACTATCAGAGCTCGGCTGTGGACGCTATAACTATTGCAGGAGACTTTTTTGCTGAAAATGCAGAAGATGCACAATATTGGGTAGCGGCTGTAACGTATTTGCGTACTGTAACTAAAATGTTTTACGGCAATAGCGAAAATACAGGTAATCCACCGCCCATTGTTAAACTTAATGGTTATGGAGAATTTGTATTTAATGATGTGCCTTGTGTAGTGACAGCATTTAACATTGATTTACCTCAAGACGTCGATTATATTAAAACATCAAATGTAACAACTACTCCAGGAAACCATCATAATGATCCAACATCAGAATCTGGTCCAGGAACTTGGGTACCAGCACAAAGTTTAATCTCAGTAACAGTACAACCAATATACAGTAGAGCAAAGCAAGCAGAATTTAATTTAAATAATTTTGTTAGCGGTGACTTAATAACTAAAGGAATGATTTAATGGCAACTTACGGAAATAGCAGTCCTTGGCAAAATACTAAAGTTGTAGATAATCAGTATCTTGGACATTTTGAAATTAGACCTGTGCCCGGTGAAGCTGATGACATCCTTTATGAGATTGAAGCACAATACACTCATAGACCAGACTTATTAGCGTATGACTTATACGGTACTACAAAATTATGGTGGGTATTTGCACAAAGAAATATGGATACAATAAAAGACCCAGTATATGACATTGAAGCAGGCATTGGTATTTTTCTACCAAAAGGCCCTTCATTAAAACGATTGCTAGGAATGTAAATTATGAGAGGACATCATAGTTTTACCGGAATAAAAAATAATATAACAAAAAAACTGAATGTTATTAGAGATCATCATCCGGAATTAAAACAAGCTATAAACAATGTGGCTGCTTCCACCAGCGCAATCCATGTTGGCACAACTGAAGAATTTTATGCTAGACAGGGAGGAGCTGTTGTTAATGCCGTTGCAGAAAAAACAATGGACAAATCAGCATCTCCGGGATCTGTAGGAAAAAGATCTACACCGGGCGAACTTGAACCAGGAATTACTCCAGCACCGTGGGCTAATGAACTTGAAGGTTTTGCAAGTATGAACTGTATAGTAACACTTTCTGTATTAAGTGTTGACGAAGTTAACGATCCTGATGGCACTTATAGATCTAGCGGATTACGAAATGATTCAATAATTGCTAGAAGTGGCGGCAGCGGTAAGTTTAAAGTTAAAACAGCATATGAAAAAGTTCTAGGCAAATCCTTAGAGTTTTTTATAGATGATTTAGAGTTTATGGCAATATGTTCTCCAGATATTAATTCTAGAAATGCTAACGTAACAACACTAGAATTTAAAATTCAAGAACCGTATAGTATGGGATTATTTTTAAATGCCCTTAAAGCGGCAGCAACTATAGGCGGTCATCCAAACTATATTGCGGCAACTTATATGTTAACTCTTGAATTTGTCGGAACTGACGAAGAGGGCAATGTAGGACAAGCACCTCATTCAAGAAGATTTCTTCCAATTAAATTTAAAACCGTTGAGTTTCAAGTCACTGGCGCCGGCTCAGAATACGCTTGCTCAGCATATCTATCTAATGAACAAGCGTTAACTGACAGAGTGACTCAAATAAAAACTGATATTTCAATAACTGGATCAACAGTTAGAGAACTGTTACAAACAGGTGGGCAAAGTTTAACAACTGTTATCAATACTAGATTGCTTGACAAAGAAGAAAATGATGAACTTGACACGGCTGATCAATATGTTATTATATTTCCTAGCTCAGGAGAGTATAATAGTGAAAACAGGAACAGCTCCCAAGTTGCTTCAACCCAAAACCGTGCAATGCAAACAGCAGACGGGCCACCTGGCTCTACCGCAGTAGACTTTACACTATCAAAAGCTGAATTACAAAAACAGTATAGTTCTATAACTGGTAATACTGATGATGTTCCTTTAAACTACGACGAGTATATAAGTCAAATTACTGGTATTGTTAAATCTTCGTCACAATTTGGAAAAGCATTTAAAGATTATGCAAACAGTGATTATGCAAAAAATGAAGTAGGCGAAAGTGACATCATTGCTAACCCTGGCGAAACAGGACAATCACCGATGGGCCAGATGAAGTATGCAGAAGAGCTAGTTAATAATATCCCTATTTTTTCTAGAGGATCTGCGCAACTACAAACTAGTTCTACTAATAGAATGTTCAAGTTTTTAAAAGGAACAAGAATACAAGACATTATTGAAGAAGTATTATTAATAAGCACATACGGACAAAATCTTGCAACACAACTTTCTGACATTACTGATCCAATGGGAATGATTACTTGGTATAGAATAGAAACTGATGTTTATATAGTGCCCGGCTCAAAAGAAGTTTTACGATCAGGCAATACTCCAAATATATATGTTTATAGAGTTGTTCCGTACAAAGTGCATTCTAGTATATTTAATAACCCAACAGCACCGGCTATTGGAATAAGCGAGTTAAAATCGGTTGCCGCTAAAGAATACAATTATATATACACAGGACTTAACAAAGATATTTTAGATGTAGACATAAAATATAAATTTGCATTCCAAGCAGGAGCCATTGCTGATTCAGGTGCGTTAACAGCTAGCCAACGAAAGGGTACTGCTAATAAATCTTCAGCTGACCAGACAGAAAATGATTATAAACTAAGTCAAGGTGGTACTGGTAATGCTCCGGCTGAAGGAATTGGCGGATCATACGAAACTATTAACAATACTGCAATGGCTAATGGCGGCTCAGAGATAAGCAATGCAGATATCAATATTGCAAGAGGTTTTAATCAACGCCTAGTAAATAGTCATGCAGACTTGCTTATGATGACTATGACAATTATGGGCGATCCGTTTTATATAAGCGACAACGGCGCTGGCAATTATCATGTTGGCGGAGATAACTCGTATACTAACATGACAAAAGATGGAACAGCAAATTACTCCAATGGACAACTTCATATTAACTTATTATTTAGAACACCAGTTGACATTAATGAAGATACAGGCGGATATATTTACCCTGAAGATTTGCTATTAGTTGAATCATTTAGTGGGATATATTCAGTTATTAGAGTTGAGAGCTCTATTTCAGGAAATAAATTTACGCAAGTACTAACTATGAATAGAGTAATTAACCAACAAGAAACTCAAACAACAGCAGGCGCTGCCAAATTTGAAGAAAGTTTTGGCAGCGAATCTCCGGGATGGCGGGAACGGATGAATAAGCTCGGCGGCGTATCCCAAATGGCTCCTGGAGGCAGTACTTCAACCATAGCTGGCTCTGGACCAGCTGGCCAATATGTTCCAATTGTTACTCCAGAGGCTCTCAAGGAAGCAGCCGACCTAAGAAAACAAGTTGCATTAAACCGCGCTGGTGCTATTTATACCGACGGCCGCCCTAGATGATTAGTGAGAGATAATAACAATGTCAGAAAATCCAAATATACTAAGAGCCAACAAATACGTCAACTCCAGTTCGACGGGTCCGTTTGAAGCAATTGTAGTAAACCATTTAGATCCGCATTATATGGGAACATTGCAAGTTGAATTATTAAAGCAAACCGGCTCAGGTAATCAACCTGAAACTACAGGACAACTAGTTGAAGCTAGATATTTAAGTCCGTTTTATGGTGTAACACCTTTATCACAAAATTCTAATAATGAAGGTTACAAAAATACACAAAAGTCATATGGCTTTTGGGGAGTTCCACCAGATATTGGTACTACTGTTTTAGTAATACTTGTAGAAGGAAATATATCCAAAGCATATTGGATTGGATGTGTACAAGAAGAAAACATGAACTTTATGGTTCCTGGATATGCTGGTACAGATAACTTAGAAGGCCAGCCTGCGGGTATTAGGGCACCTGCCGCAGAATATAATAAAAAAATACAGTCAGCAAAACTTACAGATGCAACACGGTATAAAAAGCCTGCGCATGATGATATGGCAATAAGTTTAATCCGACAAGGATTGCTAGAAGATGACGCTCGAGGAATAACAACATCAAGTGC